AAGCTTCATATGCAGTTCGCAGATAAGCATTATCGCGGGGAGTGGTTTGAACTGACAGATAGCGATATATCGTCAGTCTTGGAGCGATATGGCTAGAAATGGGCTTGGCGGTGCTGGAGAGAACTGCACCAACTGGACACTTACGGAAGCCTCGGACAGAATGGAGCGCTTCCTAGACAAGCTGCGCAACAGCGGTAACATTAGGCTGTCGTGTCGAGCCGCTAGTGTGCCAAGGTCCACGGTCTACTACTGGCGGCGCAAATTCAAGACATTTGAGGCGGAGTGGGACGAGGCGCTTGAGGACGCCTGCGACATCCTGGAGGCCGAAGCCTGGCGGCGGGCGGTCGAGGAGCAGAGTGATCGGCTGCTCATGTTCTTGCTCAAGGCGCACCGGCCTGACAAGTTCAAGGACCGCTGGGCGGGAGAGGTGACTGGCGCAGATGGTGGGCCGATTGAATTGAGGTGGCCGGAGGCGGTCGAGTGATCGTCACCATGCCGGCCCTGCATAGCGGCCAGGAGGAGGTGCGCGGCGACCCGGCCAGGTTCAAGGTTCTGGCATGTGGTCGCCGTAGACAGGCTGGGGCAAGACCCGACTCGGCTCGCTCATGTGCCTGGCCGTGGCGGCGCGTGGTGGGCGGGCATGGTGGGTAGCGCCCTCGTACCCCGTGGCCTCAGTGGGCTGGCGCGTGATCGGTGAATTGGCTATGCAGATACCAGGGGTGGAGGTGCGACGGGTGGACCGAATGGTGACGTTGCCAGGCGGCGGCAGCGTCCAGGTGCGCAGCGCCGACAACCCGGACAGCCTGCGGGGGGAAGGGCTGGATTTCGTGGTGCTGGACGAATGCGCGTTCATCAAGGAGGACGCCTGGGCACACGCCCTCCGCCCGGCGCTCTCGGACCGGCAAGGCCGGGCGTTGTTCATCAGCACGCCGGCGGGCCGCAACTGGTTCTGGCGGCTGTGGCAGCGGGGCAACGACAGCGAGCAGAATGAGTGGCATTCCTGGCGGTTCCCAACCAGCGCCAACCCGTTCATCCCGCCGACCGAGATCGAGGCGGCGCGGCGCAATTTGCCGGATCGCATTTTTCGCCAGGAGTACCTGGCCGAGTTCATAGACGATGCCGGCGGGGTATTCCGGGGTGTCATGGCGGCAGCCAGCGCAGAGCGGCAGGATGAGGCCGTCGAAGGGCACGAGTACGTGTTCGGCGTGGACTGGGGCAAACATAACGACTACACAGTGATCACGGTCCTGGACACAGCCGACCGGGCGCTGGCGGCGCTGGATCGCTTCAATCAGGTGGACTACACACTGCAACTGGGCCGGCTCAAAACGCTGTACGGGCGCTTCAGGCCAACGACGATCATCGCCGAGCGCAACAGCATGGGCGAACCGCTGGTTGAGCAGTTGCGGCGCGAGGGGTTGCCGGTGAGCGCGTTTCTGACAACTAATGCCAGCAAGGCGGCGGCCATCGAGGGGCTGGCGCTGGCGCTGGAGCGGGGTGAGTTGCGCATTCTGCCGGACCCGGTGCTGGTCGGCGAGTTGCAGGCATTCGAGGCCCGGCGACTGCCATCGGGGTTGTTGCGCTATGAGGCGCCGGCCGGCGTGCATGACGATTGTGTCATGTCGCTGGCAATGGCCTGGCATGGCGTCAGCCACGGCAGTTTTATGTGGGGCATCGCATGATGACAGACGGGGGCGGGTATGCCCGAGTGGTTTGACCGGTGGTTGGACGCCCAGGTTGCGCGCCTGGGCTACACAAAGGCACAGGCGGGGCCGGGGATCGGGGCGCTGTTTGGCGGAGAGGCGCAGCGCCACGATCTGTATGGCAACCTCAGCGGCGAGGAGTGGGACAAGCTGGCAATGACCTGCTCCTGGGTTTACACCTCCATTGACACGGTTGCTGGCGAGGCCGCGCAGGCGTCGTTGGGCGTGTACCGACAGGCTGGCGAAGACCTGGAAGCCGAGCAGGACCACGAGTTTGAACAGCGGCTGCGCCAGCCGAACCCGCACATGGGCCAGTTCTTTTTCAAAAAGTATCTGCTGCTGTGGCTTTTGCTGCGCGGCGAGTCGTATTGGTGGAAGGTACTGGACAGTTCTGGCAAGTTAGTGCAACTGTGGCCTGTGCCGGCCTCCAGGATGGAGCCGATCCCGGACGCCCAGCAGTACATCCGTGGCTTTCGCTACCATCCGCGCCAGGGCGGCGCGCCGGTGGTGATTCCGCCGGATCAGGTCGTGTACCACCGTCTGCCCAACCTGTTCAATTATCATCGCGGCATGTCGCCTATCTCGGTCTACCGCCAGCAGTTGAAGACCGACCGGCGAGCGGTAGATTGGAATTATGACACGTTCGACAAGGGCTCGCCGCTCAAGATGCTTATCAGCCTGCCCGATCACCTGACCGACCAGGTATTCGCGGCATTTGTGACCGACATCAAGGACCAGTTCACCCAGGGCAACCGCATGTTGTTTGGTCGTGGGAACGACATCAGCGCCAAGGAGTTTGGCATAAGCCCCGCTGATATGGAGTTCCTGGCTGGCCGGGAGTTCACGCGGGACGAGATCGGCATGATCTACGGTATCCAGCCCGGCTTCTGGAGTAAGGACGCCAACCGGGCCAACGCCGAGGCGGCGCGGGCGACGATGATCGAAAAGTCGGTCTGGCCGCTGCTGGTCCAGTTTGCCGAGGACATAACGGCTCAGGTCATACGGCCTCTCTACGGTGACGATTACCTGGTCATGCCGGAGGACATACGGCCTCGGGATCGAATGCTGGAAGTGGCCGAGCGGCGGCAGTATTGGCAGGTCAAGACGGTGGACGAGGCGCGGGCCGAGTTGGGTTTGGAGCCGGTGGGCGACGACCGGGGCCAGATGCTCGTGCCGGAGGTGGTGCGGGGTGGGCCGTTGCCGCCAGGGCCGGCCTTGCCAGCCGGTGCGGCGAGTGCGGCAGAGAAGGCCATGCGCGAGGACTTGCGCCGCTGGGAGAGCATTGCCCGCCGCCGGTTGCGGGATGGCGAGGACCCCGGCAGTTATGAGTTCACCTCGGACTGTATCCCGGACGGAGTGCTGGCGCGGGTCAAGAGCTTGTTGACCGGGGCAGAAACGAACGAGCAGATCGCGGCTGCGTTTGCCGTGGGGAAGGAGCTGGCTGCTGATGCAGCCCCCTTTCCCCTTGAAGCGCCAGGCAGTTGGGGGGACTACCCGTGAGAGCATCGGCGGTGTGGTGGACCCGGCAGGCCAGGCCAAGGACGCCCTGGAGCAACGGATCATGGCGGCGCTGACTGCGTTCTGGCGGGAGCAGGTGACGCGCATCCAGGAGCGGATCGCGCCGGCCGTGCCCGAGGGCCGCAAGGCCGCCGGTGGGGACCAGGCGCTGGGCCTGCTGAACGACGACTTCTGGGGCGGCGAAGAGGAGGCGTTGCTGGCCGTGCTGGTTCCGCTGCTGGCTGAAGGGGCAGCGGGCGGCGTGGACCTCCAGGCGGCGGGCCTCGAAGCGCTGGGCGTCGGTCTCGACTGGACAGACCCGCACACCGAGGCGGCCCGCTGGGCGCGCAAATATGGCGGTAAGCTCGTTCGGGGGGTGACGCGCACCACGCGGGACCGGGTAGGTGTTGCCGTCGGTCAGTGGCTGGAGACACCCGGGTCGACGCTGGGCGACCTGGCGCGGCAGTTGGTAGCCGACCACGCCTTCAGCCGGCAGAGGGCTAAGCTGATTGCGATCACTGAGACAACAGCGGCCTACTCGCGGGGCGAGATGGAGGCCGCGCAGGCGGTCGAGAACGAGGGCCTATTCGAGTATGAGAAGACCTGGCTCACCAACAGAGACAAAATTACCTGTGATATTTGCAGGCCAATGGACGGCGTGACGGTCAAGGGCAGCCGGGGGGTATTCACGTTGCCCAATGGGAACAAGGTCAAGGGGCCGCCGGCCCATCCGGGCTGTCGCTGCTGGCTTGGCATGGAGCCGGTGCTGCCGGAGGAGGAGTCGTGACCGTCAGCCTGGAGATCACTGGCGTAGAGAAGCTGGTCAAGGCGCTGGACCCCAGGAAGGCCCAGCGGGTTATGATGGCAACCATGATCAACGCGGCTGACATTGTGCGGCGGGAGTTCAAGGAGTACCCGCCACGACCGACGGAGGCAGAGGGCCGGGCGGCATTTGCCCGCATGAGCGACAAGGCACGGCGCTACTTTTTCTGGGCACTGAAGCACGGCCAGATCGAAGTGCCCTACCGCCGGGGCCAGTCGCCGGGCAGCCAGAAGCTGGGGGCCAGTTGGACGCGAAAGGTGCGGCGGTTCTCGCGGGGTATCGAGGGTGTTATTGAGACGAATGTCACTTATGCGCCGTGGGTTATGAAGCGCGGCCAACAGGCGCCGATCCACGAGGGCCGCTGGGCGACGATAGAGGATCGAATGGAGAAGGTGCAGGGGAAGGTAGTGCGGCTCTTTGAGGCTGCGCTGCGGCGGGCGGTGCGCTGATGGCAGACAGCACTTGGCTGCGGGAGTTGACACCGCAGGAGTATGTGCGCTACATGCGCCAGACGTTCATCGGCCTGGTCATGCGGGCCGCCTATTCGGGCCGTGAAGCCGACGTGGTGTACCTGTACACCTGGCTGCGGGAGGTGCAGCAGGCGTGGCGTTCGGTGGCGGGGGAGCAGCGTGGCGACTGAGGGTGTTGTACTGCGCTGTCGGTGTGGGCTGCCCTGGGCGCGAATTGAGAATGGCTGCCTGGTCGTGGTTAGCCGCCACCACGGCGAGCGGCACGTAAACCAGATCGCGCTGCCCGACCTGCTGGCGGCCATGTGCGGGCCGGGCCAGTTGGCGCGGATACTGCCGATTCTGTATGAGGCGGAGGGATACGAGGTAAGTACGCCAGGAAGGAGTGCGTCAGAATGAATGAATTGAGCGAGCAGGAATATAACAGGCTGGCCGAACAGCTGGAGAGCCAATTGCAGGGGCAGTACCCGTTTCCTGTCTGGTATGTGGATCGGGTCGGGGATATAATATTCACCTGGGGGGAGGCGCGACCGGACGGAAATCGGTTACCGCCATACTTCAAGGTGACGGCTCGGCTATGGGTGTTCCCTGAGTGGCCCGATCTGCGCTTGCTTGTGGTTGAGTCATTAATCAGTGCAAATGTTGCGCCACTCCCTGATGTTGTAGCAAGGGTGGGGCGCGATGTGGTTGGGGAGTTAGCGCGGCAGTTGTTGTCCGGTCCAGATGTTGAGGCGAGTACGCCAGAGAGGAGTGCGTCAGAATGAGTGAGAAGACAGATTGGAATTGGGGCCTGGAAGACCTGATAGAGGCCAAGTGGGAGTTGGAGAAGGCGGTGGGCCACCCAGCGGCGGCGCTGGTGGTGCGCAGGGACCAGCTCGCGCATTTGCTGAAACTTAAGGATGGGAACTCTCATGTTGTTCGGGTGGGGGTAGACCGCTGGTGGGCATTGGGGGTTCCTGTCCATGTGGAGGACAGCCTGGACAAGCCGTTTGTGTTTCTGGCGGATGAAGCCGACGAGGTGGCAGGGCAAGAAGCTCGGGGAGGCGAGAATCACCAGTTCAGGGTCGTGGTCGGGCAGGTGGGCGTGGACCACAAAGTGCATGAGCTGGAGACGGACACCGTGACCGTGCGCATTTCTGGGGACGTGATGGCAGACGGCGCAAGGAGGGAGGCTGGAATCAGCATTGCGCTGACCGCGCCACTGTTCGGCACGGACTGGACGGCGCTATTGCAATCAGTGCCAGTGATTCTCGATTTGCTGGATGCTCGCGGCCTGTTGTCGCCAGTACCGCGCAGATCGTGGGGAATGAGTACGCCAGGAGGTGCGTCAGATGAGTGACATTTCGAGTCTGGAACCATTGGTAACGCTTGTGCCGCAGGAGTTCACGATCCGTACCGAGTTGGTGGACGTGACTGACCAGGCTGGCGACGAGGTAACCTTCGCCTTTGGCAAGGCCACTGCCAGTGTTGTGTCCGATCTGTTTGTGGGCAGGCGGAATGCCGGGGTCCTGACCGCCGCGTTTGACATTGACGACGACGTGGACCTGCTCGACCTCGTGGACTCGCTGCGTGACATGCTGGCAGCGAAGGCCAGCGAGACCCCGTTGGAAGGGATAGAGGGATTGTCCGAGGCCCAGCCGTAACAGGGCCGGGATTCGGAACAGATTCGGAAATATTGCACGTAGAAACTAAATAGCCGCGTCAAAGAGTACGCCCGATTTTGAGCGCCGTGGTGCGCCCGAAGTCGGGCGTTTTTGCGTTTCGGGAGGGAATATGAGCGAACAGAACATGAACGAGCAGGCGGAGGCGAAGGCGGCGGCGAAGGCGGCGGTCCTGAAAAAGGAGAAGGACGGCCAGCATCCAGCCAGCCACTACCTGGTGGTCGAGGATGCCAAGAAGCCGAGTACCTGGCACTTGCGGGTGCGGGATGCCGAGGGCAACCTGGACCACCGGCTCATGGGCGCGGCCTGGGCGGCATTGCATCAGGGATACCGGGGCCAGCGGTACGAGGGGCCGGACAAGGAGAAGGCCATCGCCAAGCTCAAGAAGCTGTACGAGCAAGAGGATATGGAGCCGCCCGGCAAGTCAATCAGCCTGGATGAGGTGATGCGGCGAGTGCGCGACGCCTGGTATGCCCAGAACCGGCCCGTCCGGGAAGCGGCCGTGACACAAGGACAGGAGCCGGAGCCGTTCGTTCGCGAGGTTTTTGACGATAAGATCATCGTGGCAGCAGGGGACAAGTTGCTGGCTTACCCCTACCATTTCGAGGACGGCGAAATCGTCTTTGGCAAACCCACCAAAGTGGAGGTTGACTACAAGCCAACCAAGTCGGTGGCGGTCAAGATGCTCTCGCGGGATGATGGAGGGGCGCTCGTCGGCGGCTACTTGCTGCTGTGGGGCGACCCAGAGCACAAGGATCTGCAGGGCGACTACTTCACGCCCGACACCCAGTTGTGGCTGGACCGCTACCCGCAAGCGCCGGCGCTCTTTCACCACGGCCTGGATGACACCGTTGGCCTGGCAGCCATCGGCCATCGTGTTAAAGCCGTGCCCGACGACGTGGGGGTATGGGTTGAGGACTGGATCGATACGAGCAACCGGTACTGGAAACTGGTCGAGCCGCTGCTGGAGGCCGAGCGGCTGTTCTATTCGCCCGGCAGCGCCCCACATCTGGTAAAGCGAGCGGAGGACGGGAAGTTGCTGTCCTACCCGCCCATTGAGGACACATTGACGCCGATACCGGCGCAACACAGGCTGCGGCCTGTCGAGCAGATAAAGGCGGCCTATAAGGCCGCCGGCCTGGACCTGCCAGACCTGGACGAAGAGGTGAGCGGAGACGACGGGGGGCCGTCGTGCGAACCGGGTAACAGGGTGGCAGTTGTCAAGGCCAAGGCAAAAGCGAGCGCGCTACTGGCGCGCATCAGACGAGAACAGGAGTGAAAATCATGGAGAAATGGCAAGAGCTTTTCGCGCAGGCAGAGACCAAGCTGGCCGCCGTCGAGGAGCTTGACGACCTGGAGGAGATCGAGCGACTGACGGAAGAGGCGGACAAGCTGACGAAACTGGCAGAGAGCAAGAAAGCCGCTGCCGAGCGGCTGGCTCAGATCAAGAAGCCGGTCATGCCAGCTGAGCTGCCGACCGACGACAATGGGAACGACGACGGGCCGCACGTGGGGGGCGAGCAGAAGGCTGCCATCAACCCCGTCCACCTGATCCGCTACGGCACAATGGACGCTAGCGTCAAGGCGGTCCTGACCGACCTGCACGGGCCGGACTATGAGGACAAGCGCTGGGCACAGTGGCGGGCCTTCAGCCGCTACCTGCGCGGCGGGGAGAAGGCGCTCAAGGCCAGCGACGTGGGCCTTCTGCGCGAGGTGATCCTGACGCCGGAATACGCC